AGCTTCAGATAGCTTGTCTCTCATAAATTGAGTTTGTGTATTACCTGAAGTCTCTACGTCATCTGCAATAATAATGTCTGCTCTTGAACCTGTAAGCTGTGATGTAATACCTAAAGATTTTACGCTTGGTTGTTGAGATGCACCTGCTGTAGCTACATCAAAACTTATCTTAGATTGTCTTTGGTCACCTTTAGGATAAAGATGTTGTAGTAAAGGCATCTCTGACATTAATCTAAGACAGAAAGTACTAAAATCATCTGCTCTATTCTTTGATGCTGATACAACTAGTATATTTAAGTTGTTATCTAAAAATAATCTCCAAAGAACGTATGACGCTGTAATCCAAGATTTACCTACACCTCTAAATGCTGAAATAATACATCTCGTTGAACCTTTAGCTAAGTAATCAGCTATATCGTATTGTATTGGTGTTGGTTCAGGTAATTTTAAATGCTTCCAAGTTAGATATAGAAAATTTCTAAAGTCACTAATTTTTAATGACTGTTTTTTCTTCATAAGGTTTATCTTCTGTTCCAAATTCACCTTTACCGTTTCTACCCTCAGTAAATGGTAATTCTTCCATTAGTTTCTTTAATGGACTGTCATCTACAGGAACAGCATCTATATTATTGTCTTTTAAAAACTGTCTAGCTACATTTAAATCTGCACTTTTAGCATCAGGGTCTTTTACTCTCTTTAGTAACTCTGTAGCTAATACATCATGTAGTTCTTTTAATTTTTCACTCATTAATCTCTCACTATTTTTAATATTTTCATATCATCACTTAATTCTGCTTTGACTTTAGAACATATATAAAGAGCATTGCTATTACGTGTAGCTATACGCTTTTTCTCGATACATTTTGAGACTGACGGCATATATGTAAATTCTACTAATTTTTGGTCTGCACCCATAAACATTAGTAAAGCCATAACTTCAACCATTAGTGACTACTCCCATTTCTAATTAATTTTTCTACATCTTCTTGTAGTTTTTCTATTTTTTTATTTGCTTCAGTTAATAAAACTTTTGTATGAATATTTTCGTCTAACTGTATTTGATGTTTCTCTAATAACTTTGCGTTCATCTCAATCAACATCAGCATTTCTAAATTCTTAGGTGTCTGTTCTGCCTTTTTGAGCAAATCAGCTTTCATCAGTTGCTCTGATGTTTCTAAAACATTTATTCTTTCTACTATTCCGAAGTAAGCCCAAACACCAACTGCTACAGCAACGACAATACTAATAAGATTTCTCATTGGCATTGCTATTGAAGTATTGTCAGATATTTTCAATTTTTACCTCTACGCATTTAAATTTTACTATGAATTTATTTTGTTCTACGACATCTACACCAAGTTTCATTAATGAACTGTAACTTCTAATGTAGCCATCACTTATACAGTCGTAGTGTGTGATGTATTCAACTGGTGACATTTGTTCTTCAATACAGTTTTGTCCTGATATACAAAGAAACATTATTAAGACGTACTTCATCTAATTTGCAAGAAACCTATAATTCCTGCAACTAGACCACCAATAAAAACTAAAAAGGAAACAACTCCTTTTCCTTTTGATACGTCTTCTCTTAAACTCTTAACTTCTTTATTTAATTCTTTTATGGCTTCTTGTATTTGCTTCATGCGTTCTGCACAAAGTTTCTCATGTGAAGATAGTCTCACTCCAGTAGCTAGTTCACTATATTGCTTTGGTGAAATTTTTCTTTTTGTTTTTGCCATTATTTAAAATTGATATTTATATTTACTCTTACGTTTTCATCAGTTTGTGTAACTGAGGAATGTTTTAATTTTCCATCAAAGATTACAGCTTGGTTAGCTATAGATGGAACTTTTTCTCCATTTTCAAAAAATGTGTAACCATTATTTGTATTTACTGAATAAAGTAATACCTTGTGGTCAAAATCCCCATCAATATGAAAACCTGTAACTATTGGCTTTGGTGTCTTTGTATATAAATTTACCTTTGCTCTAAGTAATTCTGAATGTTCTACTTTTGCCATTAATGGATAAACAATAGGCATTAACCAATCTGTAGGTCTACCATCTTTAAAAATCATGTGACAAAAAAAGAAATGAGAAGTGTCTTCTTTGTCTGCTGTTGTAGCTTCATATTTATATGGAAAATCACTTTTCATTGTTATTGTTTCTATTGTTTCAAACAATGGTTTTGGTAAAAAATCTTTTATAATTTCCATTACCACTTTCCTTTCGGACATTGGATTTTATGAAGCCATAGAGGTATTCTAACTTTTAAAGGCATAAAACAATTACACTCCTTACATATTTTTGTTGTTGAATTGAAAGACTTACAAGTCTTACAAATTGAATATCTTTTTTTACTTAGAGGTGTTTCAGGGTGTGGAGATTTCTCCATTAGTATTTTAGAATAACTGCACCTGTTGTTGTTCCTGCGCCACCATAAGCGTTATATCCGTTTTGCATAGTTCCTGTTGTTCCACCATAGCCACCCCCTGCGTGCCAACCTGCCGAGAAGTGACCGTTGTGACCTAATCCTGCAATGTCACTATCTATATTTGTGAAATCAACTCCTGCTCCACCGTTAGCGTTACCACCACATCTTGAAACTGACGAACCGTTTCCGTTTGCACCTGCTGACCCTGCTGTGTCCCAAGCGTAGTGTTGCATATTTGAAGTTCCTGCTCTGTAGCCACCGTAAATCGTAGCACCTACACCTTGTTGAGTTCCAAGTGATGCAGTTGGTTTGTAACAGTTTTGAACTTGCGAACCTACGTTACCCATGTAAGAACCCTCGTTAGCTGAACCTGCTGATTTTTCTTGTGAGCCTGATGGGTGCATACCACCACCGCCACCTAATGCGATTAACTCTGCTGAGTTACCGCTAATTCCAAATTTAGATGAGCCACCATTTTTACCAACATTATTTCCACCACCTGTTCTTGTGTGCCATGCTGAACCACTTTCTCCAACTTCGTAATCATAATCTGTACCTGAAACAACAGCGTAGTTATCGTGCCAAACTACCCCACCTGCTCCACCTCTTCCGTAGTTATGACCGTAGCCACCTGCACCACCAATAACTAATACTTTAATATTACCAGTTAAAGGAGCAGTCCAAGTTCCTGTTCCGTAAGTTGAGAATGTTTGTAATACTGGAGCTTTGACTTCGATTGTAAATTGTCGAGCCACACCTGAAACTCCTGCACTATCTGTTGGTGTGATTTCAAAAGTGTATGTCGTGTCTGAAGTTTCGGCATTAGCCGTTCCTGCAAACGAGCCATCTGAATTTAAAGTAAGTCCTGTAGGTAAAGCTCCTGATGTAACAGCGTAAGTTATTGCTTGACCTTGTGCGTCTGTAGCTGTTGGTTGAGTTAATCCTGATACAGCACTTCTAGCGCTGTCATACAGAATACCTAATGAGCCTGAAGCTGTCGACCAAGTTGGAGCAGTATTAGGTTGAACAACCTGTGTAAACTGTCTGTCTGCTGTCTTGCTGTTTGCTGTGGCTCTGACTGTGAAAGTATACGTAGTAGCATTTGGAAACGCACCAAGCGTTCCTGTGATTAATCCACTTGAACTCATAACTAAAGGACTAGGTAATGAGCCACTTGTTATTGAGTACGTTACGGTATCACCGTCACTATCTGTTGCTGAAAGCTGTACGCTTTGAGCAAGATTTTCATACATTGTAGGCAATGAAGCGTTTGTTTGCCAAACTGGATTGTTGTCTACATTAATTTGATTTTCTAAAACGGCTTGTAAAGCATCACCATTAACTAACTTAATATCGTAAGGTTCGTTAGCATTTGAGAAGCTACTTCTTGGTACAACGACTGTTAATTGAGTATCGCTGTTTCTAGTCGTAGATGTTGCATTTACAACAGCATTTGAATTATCAACGAATGAAATGACAGCACCAACTTTAAAATTTTTACCTGTAATTACAAAAGTTTCGTTACCGCCTAAATCAGTTTGAACATCAACAACGTCTACAGAAGTAATCTGAGGTGCTGATAAAAAGTCAGTCGTAGAAGTATTGTCTCTAAATTCAAAAAGATTAGTTGTGGTATTGTATCTAAGCTGTCCTTGTGTTGTTCCACGCTGTGCTGTTGAACCTGAAGCTATTTTAGTACCCTCAGTACCAGTATCAGTTATGTTTTCAAAACGAAAGTCAGCTATATCTCTAGCTTTTGTCATTTTAGTCTTCTCCTACGATTTTATTATTTTAATTATTCAGGTTTATAACCTGTAAGTGCTGTTGCTTCAGCTTGTGTCAATCCTAAATCTAATAATTTTTGATTACCACTTTGAGCATCAGTTTTTTTCTGTGCTAATTCTTCTGCTTCTGCATTTTTTTGATTTTCAATTT